CTGCTCCACCGCCGCCAGAGGAGTAGCCGCCGCCGCCATCAATAGTCGATAAAATCGCGCCCAGCTCGCCGCCACCTCCGTTGCCAGCAAGCGAGCTTCCGCCAGTTGCAGGCGCACCATCTGCCACAATAGACCCTATTGACGTGTTTCCGCCAGCCGCCCCGCCACCTGCTCCGCCTGCGGCTCCTCCGTCGCCACCAGCTCCGATAGTAACCGTTTCGGTAGAGCCAAGATCGCCAGCATCTATAAATTGCGCAACAAAGCCGCCACCGCCCCCAGCACCAACAGTTGTGCTAGCGGTTGCGTTCCCGCCGCCGCCGCCGCCGCCAATACACTCAATATAGACGGAGATCGCGTTAGCAGGCTTTGTCCATGTATTTGAGGACGTAAACTCCTGGTAGTCCACGCTCCCTTCGATAGCTGTGAAAAGTTCGTACCCAGTCTCGCCTGCATTGGCTCGAAGTGGTTTTAACCCGTCACCAACACCTATGGTTGGCATATTTACGCCTGCTGCTGATGCTGCTGCCGCTGCTGCTGATGCTGCCGCCCCCGATGCGTCACTAAATATAAATTTAGCCGTTGTCTCGTTATAAACAACAGAGTAAATCCCGTTGGTCGAGATGCCTCCAGCTAAAGCAGCGCTGCCGTCCGTCATGACTAGAGATACAGCGCCAACACCATCGACATTGATCGTGGTTGCGCCGGTATTGGTTGCCGTGGCTTTTATGCTAAACGCTAGCCCATCCTGCCCGGTATAGGTTGTGATCGCTGTGCCAGGGGATGTGATAGTTAGCGCATCTGCTGTGCCGCCTGCTACAACGTAATTAGTATTGCCGCTATCCATTCTCTCTTGAGAAGGCAGCAAGGCAAAAGCCGACTCAATGCCGGTAAACTCTGCGTCAAACTCTGAGCTAGTGACTTTTGTGTAAGGTGTGAAGTCTGTTGTTCGCGTGTAATAAGGCATATTAACCAGCGTTCCGTTTGTTTCTGCGAGGGATGTATTCGATCTCAACAGATTGAATAGTGAATGGCCTTGTGTACTTCGACTTCCCGTAATAAAGAAGCGATAGGTTTATACCTGTACCTGCCAGCCTGTTAGGCCCAGAACTGAATAATTCAGCGTCGTAGTAAATCTCACCGAAGCTATCCACATCAAAATAGCCGCCACCGCCTTTAATGTCAGGCGTAACCGATGTGTTTAATGCTCGGTAAGGTGTTCCGTAGGATGTTTCCCACCGGAGAGTCATTGCGTCAACTGATTTTTCAGCCTCGACATTGGTATAAGCCCTGCGGAAGCTCTTTTCTGTTCCCGGTGATCCGATGTGATTAAACGGAGTGCGCAAAGCCCATTCTATTTCATCGCCGTCAAAGGTGTAGCCAACGTCAGATTGATAAACCATTCCATCGCTGTCACCAAATAGAATAACCTCGTTGCTATTGCTGTCGTCGCTATTCCAAATACAGGTAGGAATAGCGGTATATTGCAGCATAGAGAATTGATTTGACCTGCCCGACGCCAGCCGGTCATCCGTCATCACCAGGGCCGATCCATCCGTAAAGAACACGCGATACTGGTTCCGCGCTTTACTGGTTACGACTTGAACAATATTTCCTTTGTGCGCCTCAAGAATACTCCTAACCTTGCGTGAGACTGTGGCCCCTTCAAAGTCGCCGTAAGCCTGCACACGCTCCATTGGGACGATACCCTTGTCATCTACTGCGTAGACTGTTCCAAGCCCTTTAACAGTGTAGTCAGTGGCTCCAAACGCCTCTGAGATAACCCTCAACTCCCATGTAGTAGCTTCTTTGCCGTAAAGCCCGTATGTCCGGCCATCGCTTGTGTAGATAGCCAGCACTTGACCAGCCCTTGACGCTAGCCCGGTGCATTCTGAGCCAAGACCAAAATCAGCCGCGCCAAGCAGCGCGTTAAAAACAAGTGGGTCGCCTAACGAGCTATGGGCTAACTGCCCACCTGGGTATGAAAAGAATAAGTGTGTTGAGTGAGCATCAATGTATTTTGGGGTATTCCATGATGGGTCGCCCGATGGGAAAAATATCGGTGACAGCGTTGTGCCATCAAACTCCCACCCGTAATTAACACCATCACACCCATAAAGATATTCGGTTGAGCTTGATCCGTAGAAGTTGTGTTGCTTGAACTGGAATTTCCCGCCAGGCGACAAGGCAATTGCAACATCAACTCCATCAGTCGTGGCTTTTGTAACACCCGCAACCTGAATAGCCTCGTTATCCTGAAAAGCCCCCGATGTAACATCAATAACGAGATAGCCAGAAGCAGTCGAACCCCAAGAGCCAGCATTGCGCACAACCTTTTTAATCGTCGCCGCTGCGCTCGATGTAAGCCCGGTGATAGCCACTCCAGCATCTAGGTCGAGTTCAGCGCCTACCCCTGCATCAAAATACATATACCGAAAAAATGGTACGATCTCCCAGCCCGACGAAGACGATTTATACATAATTGTATTCGTGCCGTTAGATCGGAAGGCGTATTTATCTGCCTTATACTGCACGGCTCCGAGCGTATCACCTGATCCTGGTAGCGCTTGAATGAGATCGCGGTAATAATTCTCAGCGAGTAATTGCCATTCATCGTCAACAACTAGGCTGGGTATGCCGTCTCTTACCTCGATGGTAGATATGGTGGTGCCGTTAGCTGCTTCTGACAGCGTGTAGCCAACAAGCAGCGCAGTAACCCCTAGAGTGTTGCCGTCTTTAGCAATTACCTCGCTAGTGGCCCCAGAGCTATCGCCTGTAAGTGTGTCGCCAACCGATATGCCAGAGCCATCAGCAACACCAACAGCGTAATAAATGGCTGCGGAAGGTGCTGCACGGCCATCTACTCGCTCATAGCCGTTAATTCTGCGATAGCCACCGTCTAGCTCAATCTCAAAGTTAACGAGCGTTAAAGCCCTTCCTTTCTCAACTCGAAGTGATGGCGTGGTTAAATCTAACCCGCCAACCATTTCTGTGTAGTCGAATCTAGGCGCTCTCACACTAGCGGCCCAGCCATGCGCATTGGGGGTAATTGATTGCCTTCAAGCTGGCGAAGCAACTTGCGACCTTTTTGGCGGCCTCGCGCAATCACTTCCTCCGCAGCATCAAAATAGCCTGCGTCTTCCATTGCCATATAAACAATAATCATATGGTACGCGCTTGGCATTTCTGGTGTATCGGTATCAGCCGCGAGTACTTGCGGTGATTTGTTGTATTCGCCTGTAATCACATACTCATCGTTTGCGCCAGGGCCAATGTGAATCTTGTTAGATGGGTCAATAGTGATATGACTTGGCGAGGAATCGCTTTGATTGCCGATGCCGTATATCGTTTGGTATTGATCCCACGGGATGTAGGTCAGCCAATATTCTGTGCCCGAACCTGCCGATGATAGGTAAACCCTCGGCGGATTATACGGGTCGTCAATATGCCAGTCGTTGAACCGGGAGATTGCGCTACCTGCATCAACGTCTATGGCTTGCGTGTAAGAGTATTCAGACACGCCGGCAGTGGTCGTCAGCGTGAACTCGCCGCGAAGCCACCGCCAAGGGTGCCTGTTTTGAAGTTCAGTATAGGCGTCAGCAATCCATGATACCGAACGTGCGTGATCGCCTGTCTGACTGACCACCGTTACAGGCCCGGTGTTCGCGTAATTTGTTTCTTGGCGTAGGCGGTTAACCGCTTCCAAGTAATTCATATTGCATCACCTTATGGCTGGCGAAGCGTATGTTCTAGCCAGCTAGCGCCACGAGGATGCGGGTCGTTCATCACAGAAAAGTTGTAGCGCAGGCCACTACGAGGATCATAGACGAACTTGGTGCCGCCCTTGCCGTCAGAAACCTCTCGGTTTGTGTAAGCAGTGTTCTTGGCTCGACACAAACCCTCTACAAATTTACGCTGGACTGTTTTTGTTTCGCCCGTCTTGAATATCTCGGTAGCCTCGTTGACTGAGATAGAGAATACCTTTGAATGCCTATGGTCTGCCGAGCCTTGGATGTTGACAGTAACCATATCGGTCATAAACGCCTCCATCGCTAGCTTTTCTTTCATTTGAGGCTCGGACAGCTCGCCCGTTACAGGCTTGATAAACTCACCATCTTCACTAAAGTCAGCGGAACCTTTATCAACCTGGTCAACCTCAGAGGCGTCATGCCGCGCAGGAGTTGCTACCGGGATAGCTTTGGCCGCTAGTGCTCTCGCTTCCGCAAGTTGGGCTAACAGCGCCTTATTCTCTTCTTCGAGCTTTTGATTACCTTCAAACAGGTCTTTATTGGCGGTGATAATCTCTTCGCGCTCCTGATCGGCCCCACTATTTGTTGTTGTTTTAGCTGGTCGTCCTGGTGTTTTCTTTTGCATGGCTTGCACCTGTCAGTAAGAGAGACCCGCAGGGATACCCCCACGGGCTGTGTCACATGGTTGTTACGTCGCGGTAAATGCTACGCCCGTACTTGCAGTGGCTTGGCCTGAGACAAACCAATTAGTGCCATCGCTGACAACTTCCACCCAATCGCCAGATAAGGCAGCACTTGCCGTAAAGGTGATCGTGTCTTCATTAGCCGCCGCAACCACAAGGCCGGCAACAGTTGCGCTACCGTCAATAAGGTTGTCGCCACTATCAGTAACCACCGTATAAGATGCCCCAACAGGCGCAGCCGATACAATGAACTTATAGCGAAGGCCAAGAGAAGGCGCAGGCAACGTGGTCGCAAACTCGGTAGCAGAGTTCAGCACCAATGTTGCCCCAGATTGCTCTGTGGTCAGTGTTGACGCTGCCGTCAAAATAGTTACTTGTGATGCTGCATCCAATTTAGCCAGCTCACCAGTACTCACAGTGCTGGTTGTGCCGTCTTTATTCTCAACAGTCATTACCGAGTTTTTACCAAAACGCAGGCGCTTAGTAATACTCAGTTCGTTGATTCGCTTCCAATTAAGCATGATTAATCCTCTTTGTGTAATGCAAGCGGCCCGTGAAGACCGCTTATTGTTGTGTTGAGGCTATTAATTAGCTAACAACAGGTCGGGAAGGTAAGGCACCACAATTAACCGTAGTTACGGTCAAGCCGGTGGCATTCCAGTTGTCAGTACCAGGACGCAAGCCAGCAGCAGCGGAAGCCCCTGTAGTTTGGTACACAGTGTAGCCAAAGGGCGCAACACCAGAAGGCAGCACGGGGAATGTTGGATAGTTAATCGCCCCATCCGTATCACCATCGACCGAAGTCACAGTGCCTTGATACAGCGATACAGTACCACTTGCATTGATACCCCAAACAAAAACACTAACTTGGTCGGGAAGCACAGCGACAAAGGCATTGCCTGTGTTGCCGTCAGTGGTAGGAGTAACCCCATTAGTGATGGCTGTTTTGGTTTTAAACACACCGTCAATCAAAGAGTTGATTGTGACAGTAGTGTCGTAAACAGTTTCAGCAGCATCAGCAGTCGTTAATGCGCCTGAAACCAATGTAATATCTATTCCGTTTGTGCTCATAATAAATACCTGTAAAATAATTAAATTAGTACTGTGCTGCCAGTATGGTAATCGAGATAGCACGATCTAGTGCAGTACTTCCCGCCACCACGCTAAACTCATTGCTGCAAATAACACACACCTTGTCTACTCTAGGCTTTCTCATAAGAACACTCCGATTTGCGAACGCAGATTGCAACACCCGCGATTGATTTGTCGCAATATCGTTGATTCTATAAGTGCTCATTATGAGAAAAGCCTTTATAAACAGCGAGTTACTAAAGGTCACTTGCTCCACATTCACAGATGGCCATCCATCCATCGTTCTGAACAAATGCCGCGCTGTAGAATTTAGCACCAAGGTAGCCGCGCTGACCAAGTGGGTCGTTCTTGTCTTTTTGGTCGCAAGGGATGTGGATAACATCGAATGAATCCATGCCTCGCAATGCTAGGTTAGCCCATGCGTTCTTGCCGACAACCACATAAGGGTAAATGTCGATGTTAGACGCGCCGGAAGATAGAAGACCGGACGAGCCAACAGCAGCGCCAGAATCGACAATCGACCCAAGCTCGGGGCTGACAATAAAGCGGTATCGGTCAGTCGAGCCAAGCTCCATAGGGTGCAAAGACTTCATACTCCCGTACTCTGACACAGCTTTAAAGCCTGGCAGCTCTCGAACGTCGTTCTCGCAATCGGTGTGACAGAATACAATGAATGACGCCTCAACAGGGCCAGTAGCATAATCGCCCGAGGCTTTAAGGATGTTTGTTACCAGATCGCCTCGGTTGCCGAGAATAGAGCGGGAAACCTTGCGGAGAATACCCAAACCGATAGACTCATCCACCGTGGCGCGTGATGTGCCGCCTGCGTAGAATTTATTGGTGCAGCCTTTCAGTGCGCCGTAATCAATCATTTCTCGAACTAGGCCCATACGCTCACCAGCCTGGACTTTCATCTCATCGGGGATTTTATCCTCGTAGAGATCGGCTGTTTTGTCGGTGTATGAATACAGGCAAGCATACTGTTGAAGCTGCACAGATACATCATCAGGCGCGAGAGTGTCTGCGGTAGGCGTTACACCCTCATTGACTTGATGGGCAGTAGCCGTAACGCTCCATGTGTTTGTGCCGCTAGCAGTGCCAGCAGTGCCGCCATAAGGCACCCATCGACGATAAACAACGGTATCGGACTGGTTTTTGCCAATTTTCTTTTGATCGCCGGTAATACCTAACACCAGTCGGGGGACTGCGTGTTTCAGGATTTCGCCTTTCAGCTTGCCTACGCGGGGTGTTTCTGTGGTATATGCTTGAATACCCATTTTGTCTTACTCCTAACTTAGTCGGAATTAAATGCCGCTAAGAAATCATCATGCTCAGAGGTTTTGGCTTTCGGTGCTGGAGTGCTCGACCCTTTAGTCGGTGCTACTGCGCGTTCTAGCCTTGTTTGTTTAGCGTGTTTCTGGCGGCTCTGAGCGGTCAGATCGGAGTTTGAGGCATTCTGTCGGTCTTCCCATAGGGATAAAACCGTAGATGCGTCACTTACATTAGTGCTATGTAATGCAAGGTCGATTATATCTTTATCTTGTAATGAAAGCCAATTCTTGTACTCGGCCGAGCTTACATCGGCCTCCCAGTTCGGGTGATCCCGATCCAGCCTCGCCATGTCTCTTGCGGCTTTGATTGTTTCGGCGCTAGAAGTGCTCGCAGTCTGCCCTGACTCGGCTAGACGCTTGTCCACAAGGCTGTCGATATCTGCCTGCCCACGACTGCCGGCGGCACTAAACGCCTCTACAATCGCGTCGTAGCTCTCAGGCAGGAACTCTTTAAGCTCTTGCATCTTTTCGCCAGCAAGCATTTTGTCTAAATCTACTTGCCCGGCTCTTGTTTGGTCTTTAAATGACTCTATCTGGCTCTTAATACCACCCAGGTTGCCCTCAACGTTACGCAGGCGGTCGGCAAACTTCTTCTCGACGCGAGCCATCATTTCGGCTTCTTTTTCTTCGTCCGTTAGCGGTGCTGGCTCCTCGATAGCAGGTTCTTCTGCCTCGAGTACGACTTCTTCCTCTTTATTTTGTGGCTCATCACCAGAGAAAGCTGCGGCAAAATCTTCCGCTTCTTGTTCTTCGGTTGCGATGTTTTCTACTTCTTCGGCTGCTTTGCCTTCAAGCTCTGCTGCATTCATATCTTACTCCGGCGCTATATAAGGGTCGATGTGGTTTGGCACGGCGGTTTGCGGTGCTTTTGTGAGTGCTTCTAACAATCCGTTTACTTCTGCGATGCGGCCACGGATATTGGCTGTTTTAATTGCATCATGGTCTTTGTCGTTACTTGACCTCAGTGATTCGAGCTTCTTTTTTTGACGCTCCACCAGGGATAAGTAAAACTCAGTTGACCGATCTGAATCTCTTACAATCAATGTGTTAGCTCTCCAAAGTAGTACGGCCCGTCGTCAGCCTCGCTAACTATGTCGCCGTTAGTCATTGCTTCCACAACATCATCAATCTTTAGCCACTCCGGCACGTCTTTTGGCGCTATATAAAACCAGTCGATACCGTCATCTGAGCCGCTAATAGCCATACTTACGCTCTTGCGCTTGGTTAGCTTTTTACCGTCTTGACCTAATAACTCTGTCATAAATACCTTCTATTGCTGAAATGCTTTGCCGTTAGATGCCCGACCTATCGGCTCAACACCGTTGCGGGCAACTTGCTTTGCTGGCCCGCCTGCTCCTGCAAGTTCTTTTTGTGTCGTCAAGCGCATGACTGTCTCGTTAATCCTGACCTTTGACTCATCTAGGATATTATCTTTCACACCAGCCTGGCGCATACGCTCTATCTCTGCATCGAAAGCCTGCTCCATGCTTAACAACTCCACTTCATGCGTGTTCGAACGATCTTGAGATTCGTCTTTTTGCAATAGCTTGTCGGTCTCTATCTGGGCTTTTTGGTCAGCAATATATTTTTCTAACTGACCCTTCATTTCTGCTATTTGAAGCCTTGGGTCATTGCTTTGTGGTTGGGCCATATTTGAGACAATTTTTCGCCACTCCTCATCGTCATACTCAAACAACCTAGAATCAAACTGCTCAGACTTAAGATATTCTGCCGCCCACTTCTTTGGATCAATGCCGTATACAGGATTGTTTACGAGTCGGCCTAAATCCATGATTTGCTGCTTTTGAATACTGCGCTCCACTAATGCGCTTGACCCTCTAGCCTCAATAGTAAAATCACCCTTCCCGTCTTCTCCCTCTTGATGCTCAAGGAAGTATCGGTAGTACCGGCGCACATGCGGCTCTGTAACAAGATCGTCGAATAACCGAGCAATCCTGCGCCTTACCGTCGATGCGTTGTTGTTGAGTATCTGCGTCTGCCCTAGAGTGTCCGGGGATGACGCGCCCATCTGCCCCTGCATAATCATCGGTAGCCCGGTTACATCTTCTGCGAACTTTAAGCCCAAACTTATAATGCTTTGCAGTTCATTAACTCTCATATCCATATTGAAGAACGTAAACGCCCTGCTCATATCCGACAAGTCGGCATCTTCGCTAGCAATCCACCCTTTTCTTGGCGCAAGCTCTGCTACCCCATCAATAGGCGTAATTAGCCCTGGGTTATAACCCCACATAGGGCCGCCAGCTAGACCGGCGTTATCCATTAGATTGCGACCTGCTGCGTTTACAATGCGTTGAGGTGTCCTAATTAGTCGTGCGATGCCAGTACCCCAAGGGCTGTCTAACATGCGCTTCCATACCATCACGTCGTAAGGGTACTCTCCGTTCTCAAGCGGGTTTTCAACAGCTTTAATGACATGGTTATTCACCATAACAACATGGGCATTAGCTACATCATCATCGCAAGGGCACCCGGCAGACTCCATGTCCTTTTTCTCTAAAGAGCCGTAGAAGTACCATATCTCGTATAGGCCTGTTTTTTTCCGATCTTTGCCGTCCACCCTGGCTGCTGTTGGCGCTATTTTTGTTGCTTCGCTCGGGCCTTCGTCTAACACAAGGTCAATCTGAGAGTCGATATACCCGGAGTTTTTCAATTCCTTTAAACGCTTTGCTGTGATGTAGTCTCGCTCAAATATGCAATTACCATCATGGATAGACTGACCGCACCCTGGGTCTGGGAATAACGACCACGGGGATATTGCCCTTGAGACTGGTACGAGCCGCTCATCCGTTACAATACCGCCGTCTTTATATGCAAAATACTTCTTACTCTCTGGGATTGGACCTTTAAGGACACCAGCGCCTATCCTGCTTGCATCTTCAATTACTTTCCGGTTTTCGCCTGAATACTGGCACTCTATATGCCAGTCTTTAATCTGCTCTTGCGCCACCTTAGCCGATGCCCGGGCTTTATCTATTCGACCTTTGGCCTCTGCTGTTATCCTGTCGGTTTCTTCTTGCGCTGCCTGCACGTCGCCATTGTTCGCTTTAACAATACCTTCTCGCAAACTATCAGTGATCTTCCCCTCTGCAAGCTCGACTAACTCGGGTATTGGTGTAGGGCTAATATCCCACCCTATATCGCTTGCTACCAACAGCATGTCAGCAAGGCTAGCCGCAGAGCTATCGCAGTATTGCCCGGTAATATTTAGAAATAATGTTGATCCACTGCCTGTAGGTGATGCCTCGACACGACCGGGGGGCTTAGAGTTCCACGCCTTCGTGCTGCTATTACTATTTTCATCAATCCCGGCGTAAAATTCTTCATCCTCTCGCCACTGATCTTCGATGCCGCTAGTGCTTCGACCTTCGATAGCGTCAGATCGTAGGCTTGCAATATGCACACCTAGCGCATCTAACTGTTCTGTGCGCTCAGCCTCTTCCTTAGCAGCTAACTCTAATAACTGCTCAACTTCTTCTTCGCTCAGGCTTTCAATATCTATTTCTAGCTCACTCATTAGTAACCTGCCGCTCTGTCGGTAATTGTGTGTGGGACATATCTGTTAAGAATGTCTTGCCGCTGATTGGTTTTTATCTTGCGCACACTCATAGCAATAATGGCTGCGTCGGCTAAATTCGGTGATTGAATACCTCGGGACTTCATGGCTTTTTTTGACTCAACAGCTATCTTGCCGTTATTCGTCCATATTCTGCGAGGCTGGGATAGTTCAGATATTAGAGCGTCGTACTCTTCGCAATCGCTGCTAATGCTAATCAGGTCTTCTGGGTCGGCATTAACAAGCTGCCCTTTCGTCTGCTTTTCGATAGCATGATATGTTTTCTCGCATCGCTCACGAAACCATGTCCATGACTGACTACGGAAATTAAGGAATACATCTTCATTCTTGCGAGAGATTCCGCCCTCAGTGTACGCCTTGGACTTATCTTCAATCGCTCCCGACCCTCGATACTCCGCTATTTGCATATCACCAGCCGTCGCACTCATTAGATACGTTTTAATCACTGGTGCGCCAAGCCCGTCTGCATCAAACGCAAATACGGACGCTCTATTCTTCTCGGCAAGGTCAAACGCCCAAGGTAATGCTGATGTGATATCCCCCTTGGTCATTTGATCGGCTACATTAATCACCGACCCGTGGCGACCAACAAAGCCTTTCGCATCGCCAGTGTCAGCCGGGTCAAACCCAGCAGACTTTATGCCCATAGGCTTGAATTGTAATTTTTCGTGCGCGTCAATAGTCGCTCTTAACCACTTTGCTGGGATAAATGAATCTGTCGCCGATGCTAGAGGGTCGCGGTCAACCTCTTGGGCTACAGTTTGCTCTGTTTGCTCTTCTTTTTGCCGCTGATACCACTCGTCATCTTTCCTGGGGTCTTGCCTCCAGTCGAAGACAAAGTGCCGCGACGTGCCTTTGAACCGCTGCCATTTCTTGTAATACTCATTACCTGCGCCATTGAACGTACTGATATCAATTTGGCAATTAGTTGTTTGACTTAACGCCTTGTCAACTACTGCCTGGTGGTCAATAAACGCAGTCTCATCAACAAAAAATATAGATTTACGCCCACCACGACCGATATTGTCGCCTGCTTCGCCGGTAATTGTCGCGCCGGTTTCTGGGTTTACTAGCCGCATGAACGTCGCATGTTTTGTTTCGTCGTAGCCTTCCGGCATAAATATAGACGGGATGTGACGAACAAAGTGTCTGATCTTCTCAAATATACAATCAGGGTCGCCCAGCTTATCAACTAGCGATTCTTTGCGGCTTCCAAACCCAATGGCTACCCCTGGGTGAAGCGCCCACAATGTGCCAGCCAGCGCGGCTGAGAGCCATGTTGCCCCGCAATCCCTTGTCTTCTCTACAAGCCCGCGCTCTGACGATCTCCATTGCCCATAAACCCACTCGACGTACTCGCGCTGTCGCGGCCATAAAGCAAACGGGATATTCGCTTCCTCGCCACGCTCAAGCCTTCGGGGATCGTAAGTCATTCCCCAGTCGTTAATAAAGTCTGCCGGGTGGGATTTATAGTGCTGTTTTGCAGCGGCCAGCTTGGCCGGGTCATTCTTTAGGATATCCAAAAGAGCGACGCGCTTTATCAAAATACCTTTGTAATCGGGGTTGGCCCAATCCATCAGCTAGCGGCCTGCCTCATTGCATTTATGGCTGCTTCTGCATTAGTTTTGGCGTCTTCAATGGCTTTCACCACCGCGTCATGCTCCAGTTTAATATCGTTGAGCGCCAATGCGGCCACTGACCACGCTTCTTGAGCTTCTTTTGATCCTTCCCTTGTGGCTTCTGCCTGCGCTTGAGCTGCGCCAACAATGCGGCCGGCTTGCGTGTTTGCTGCCTTAATAATCTCTGCCGCATCGTCGTTAGCTTCTTTCGTGGCCGCATCGAGCGCGTCAATGTTATCTTGCAGTTGCTTTTGGCCGACGACAATAATCTCTGCCATCTCGTTTTGCTGGGCCGCTATGGATTCCACCAGCTTTTGAAGCGCAACCTCTTGAAGCTCAGCCTCTTGCTTGGCAGCATCCAGCTTGCCTTGTGCGACTTTCTCAGCCGCCTCGATTGAGCCTATTTTGTCTAAAGCCTCGGCCATATCAGTGACCCACTGTAAGCGCTTGGCTCCAGCTTGTATTTGTTTTGCTGCTGCTTGATAGTCCATGATTAGGCCCTGTTTGGAGTTTGGCGACGTAGTAAAATATGCACGTTAATATCTGTTGAGCCCCCGCCAGCCGTAATGCGCGCTCGCATAAACTCTGTTATTTCCTGTACACCCTCAAGCCCAGCTGCCGTAAACGACACCGCATTGCCCTGGTAGTCGGTCAGCGCGGCGTAAGTAACACCACCATCGTTACTACCTTCCGCTATAACCGTCGTAGTATCGAATGTGCCGGTGATCTGGATAGACCGATCAGCCCACTCAGCAAAAGGAATAGGGCTTGTAGTATCCCCGTTGATTAACCCCTCGAATAGAAACTTCTTTACACTGTAATCACCGCTTGAGGTGATTGTCGGATTAATAGCAGCCATTGTTATGTCCTATGTTAAATATCTTTAATCATGTCTTGGTAGCTTTGCGTTGCTTCTGCATCGCTCATTTCAGCCGCGATGACTTTTACAGCTCCACCATCCTTGCCGGTAATCTCACGGCTTGATGAGTCTTTAAGCCCTAAATCTCTAGCGATTATATTGGCGTTCAGTAGGTCGGCAGATGCGCCTGCGAATTTCTGCGCGTATATTGTTTCATCAGCTCTTTTTGTGACTCCGAAGAAATCATCTCGCAATCGGTAGTTATTCCATGTTTCGTGATCCATCTCAATAAACAAAAGCATGCCGCTTAATGTCATAGCTCTCATTTTTGGGATGTACTCAAGCTCGCTCACCCCCTGATATGAAACAAGTTTAGCCTCCATTAAAGGGTTGTCTTCTACCCACTGGAAATATTCACAGCAATCATCCCATAGCACTTTGGGCTCTTCATACATTAGCCGCCTACCGTGCCTACTGCGCGCCTTCCAGAATTGATTGCCTAGAGGTGCGGCCATTACCTTCGACCTCTGCGTCGTGATATTGGTAGTGGACCACCGGCGTTTGATAATAGAGCTGGGTCATCGAAGATGCAGCCGCCATTTATATGCATAGGTGAGGCAAATACATAAGTCATACTGTTGTTAGCCTATATGCGCCATAGGCAATACCATTGCTTAATATCAAAGTACCGTCTTGGCCTGTTGTTAATGTTGTGTTTGGCAGGTCTACACTGATTGTACCAGTTCCGTCTGTTGATTCTATAGCGCCTTGGTCTGTCGGTGCTATAAATGTTGCGGGGTCGATGCTGTCAAACCATGCCCAATCTAAATCAGTTAGGCTTACTTGCTCTGAGCCGTTGCGGTCTACAAGATTGCAAGTCACATAAAGTATTACAACAGCTTCGGCTTTGGCGATAAATCCTGCATACGCCTTACCACTACCCCCTGCTGAAATCTTAGTTGTCTGTGATCCAGATAGAGCCACTATACGTCCACCCCTTTTCTACACCATGACGGCAGCGTGGCTTGATGTGATCGCTGTTGTCACCGCTGTCACTGTAACCACCTTCGTGGTTCCATTATACCCGGTAATATCAGTAACCTGCTCATCGAGCGTACCTAGATTAAACACCAGTACCCGCCCATTATACGCATCGCTAGTGCCACTAGGCGTCGCCCCATCGACCAAAGCCATTGTGCCTGTTGTGGTTGTCCCTGTACCGCTAAACGTAACGGGAAGTGCTGTAGCGGCGTGTCTCACAATGTATGCTAACTGAGCCGCTGTTGGTGTCCTGGCTTCAAACTCTGTGTTGGTAGGCCCGTCGTAGTCTGTAAGGGCTGTATCGGCCTCTGTGTTGATCTGCGTCTTCATTGTCGCAGACATACCACCGAGATCGGTTAAGCCTGCGCCTGCTGTGCCTATCTCTGCTGTGTCGACCAAAATATCTGCAACGTCGGACGCGATCACAACCCCGTCTAGGTTTACTGTGGGCGACCCTGTAAGATTATCGGTTACTGCTTTAGCGATACCCCTTACCTCAACACTCGCATCTGCACCGTTAAGGGTGATTGTGCCTAGCTCTCCACCACCAATAGTAACTGTGTCGCCAGCTTCAAGGCCATTGACAGTCATACCCCCCTTCCAATCTCTTACTGACCATGTGAGGGTAGCGCCGGGAGTCTTTGTAAATACGGGTGACGAGGCTCCAGCAATTCCAGACATACAATGGATCATGTTTACTTCTGGTGAAACAATGCCACTGGTGCCAAAAGTGTAAGTGCCTGTAAATATGCAACCTTGTAAGTGCGCATTATCTGCTGTCACCACATCAATAGTTGCGTCTAGCGCATCCCAATGAGCGGCGCTTCCAGCTGTTGTGATCGTGCCATTGATCGTGCTTGCATGAAGTATATGCGTTCCGGCGAGGTCGTAACCCGCTGTGTTTAGTGTGTAGCCAATACCGTGCATGTTGTAGCCGTTAAGATCGGCCAATAATGTAATTGTCGAGTTTGACGTGACATGGAAGTCTTTCATCCCCAAGCTATCAGCAATAGTTTTTGCCGTTGCTAATGTGCTAACAGGGTTATCTGCCGTGCCATCTTTGTATAAATTGGTATTAGTGTTTGCTGCGTCGGTGTTGATCCACACCCGGCCCTGTGCATAGCCGACAGACTCAGCGACCACGGCATAATCTACTCGGGCTTTATCAATATTCACCTCTACTGACGACAACCCACCACCGTTCTCGTAGGCTCTAACTCTAACCTTGCCTGCATTTGCGCCTATGCCTGTGTGCAATATATCGAGCGGCACCCTTGCTTCAACAACATTAGTGCCTGGTGATGATATGATCGTGTCCACCGTTTCCCATGCCGCACCAGCCTCGTTGTATGCCTGAATGGCAAGAGAGTCGCCATTGCCTGAAACATACACGTCCATAACAACTTCTGAGCCAACGCCGTTGCCGCCTAGCTCAAAGACGTACTCGACATCCATATTGCCCGAGCCATCCTCGGTGAAGGTATGAAAAGTGCCGTCCTTTGTATATGTGTTGGTGTAATCTGTTCCTCCGACCACCACCCCGACATTAACAGTTCCCGATGCGGCACGCGTAGAGATTGCAGACGAGCTTGTAGATAGGTTGGCAAGCCCTACTTGTGTTGCTGGTGCGTTATCATCCGCGTAACCTGTGCCGTCATACATAGCTTCTAGGTTATCCGCTGCCGTTGCATCACCGCTGATCGCCAAAGCATTAACGTCGAGCTGATTAGCTACTGTGTACGTCATATCGTCAGTTTTGGCTTTAATCGCGGCGATGCTTGCTGCATGGTCTGCTGTTTGCGCTATGCTTGCTGTATCAAGATCGAAAGCGTGTTCCGCGCTGGCGTTGCCGTAGGTCTCAATAGACAGCCCGGTATCGAGCCACACTTTTGTCGCTGTTTGATCGACAATATAAATCTCTATTCGAGCCGCGCTCATTTCCGTGGCGGTCAAAACCAGTGAATAGCCTTGAC